CGCAAATCCAGAAGGACTACGGGCTCGACAGCCAGAAGTCGATCGACGACGCCCGCAAGATCACGATGGACTGGCACGAGCTGCTGGAGCGGATCGGCGGCTTCCTGCAAAGCGTCATCGTCCAGAACTTCGACCTGATCGAATCGACGATCAAGGCGATCACCGACTACCTCAAAGACCCGGAGACAATAAAAGCATTCAACGGGCTGGTTAAATCCTTCCACGATTTCGTCACTAACGGGGACAATCTCAGAGACATCAAAGAGGGTTTTATCGGTATCGGCAGCGCCGTCACGAATACGGTCAACGGCGTCAAGTGGCTGATCGATCACCTGAAGGAACTGCGCGACCTCCTCAACGGCATCAAGGCGCCGTCATGGCTGCCGGGCGGCGGTGAGCACCAGAAAGCGGCAGAGGACCGGGCAAAAAAGGAAGGCTTCTGGAACATCGAGGAGTTTCAGAAGGAGTTTAATCCAGGGTTCAAGCCCGGTGCCGGCGGTCCCGGTATTTTAGGCTGGCTCAAGAGCCGCCTCATGGGCAGTTACGAGCACGGCGGGATTGTTCCCAGCTTCCAGCACGGCGGTATCCTGTCGAGCCTGCACGCGGGCGAGATGGTGCTGCCCAAGGGCATCAGCGAGGGCATCCAGTCGATGTTCTCGGGCACTGCCGGCGGGCTGGTCGACAACTCAAAGAAGATGTTGCAGTCGTTCCTCGCGTGGTTCGCGGGCGACAGTTCGATGAAGCCGCAGGTCGACCTCTCTGCCGATACGCTCGCCAAGATGGGCTACAGCCCCTCGGCCGGCACGGCGGCACCGGGCGCCGTTCCTACCGAAACGACCGGCGGTGCCTATCCCAGTGTCGGCGGCGGCGGCGGTGGTGGCGGTGGTGGTGGCGGCGGCGGTTATTCCGGCGGCGCTCCCTCCGGCAAGATGTCGGGCTCAGAGGCGGGCCTAGCGCATCAATACTATGACTACCTGACCAAGCCCAAGGATCAGGGCGGTTTGGGGCTCGACGACGCCCACGCCAAGGGGCTGCTCGCCAACGTCTACACCGAGAGCCGGTTCAATCCGCAGGCGCTCGGCGACAAAGGCACTTCGTTCGGCCTGGTGCAGTGGCACGCCGATCGCTGGGCGAAGATGAAGGAAGCGCTCGGCAAGGACATCAACAACCCCTTCGCCCAACTCAAATACGCGCTGGAGGAACAGGGCGAGCAGGGCGGTATCCAGAAATTCTTGCAGATGAAGGGCAGTCCCGAGCAGCTCACCGATGCGTGGCAGAAGCTGATCGAACGGCCCAAAATTCAGACACCGGGATCGCGTTACGGCTACCTCGGCACGGTCCAGAAGTATCTCAGCCAGCAGGCCCCTGCCGATGCGGTCGCGCCGACCGGCGGCGGCGGCGGCTTTGGCGGCGGGCAGGGGCCGATGTCGCCCGAGGGCGCGGTCGATCAGGCACTGTCGATGCAGGGAATGCACGAACAGCGCGACCGCCAGTCGCTCATCAAGTTTATGAAGGCCGGCGGCGTCAATCTCGATCCGGCGGTGAGCGCGTGGTGCGCCGCCTATGTCAACGCCAACCTCAAACTGCACGGCGTCAAGGGCACCGGAAGCCAGTTGGCGTCGAGCTTTGCCGGTTGGGGCAAGGGGGTGAACCCCAAGGACGTGATGAAGGGCGATGTGCTGTTGCTGCCGCCGCACGGACAGAGCAGCGGGCATGTCGGACAGGCAACCGGCGGCGTCCAGTGGAAGAACGGGCGCGAGTTTATCGAGATGATCGCCGGCAACACCTCCGATCAGGTCAAGAAGGAGTGGATCGCCGCCGAGAAGTTCCGCGCCATCCGCCGCGCGACCGAGGATATGTACCAGCGCCCGCTCGGCGCCGACAGCAAGGTCGCCAGCAACCGCAATATCAACAGCAATCACCAAGTCACGATCAACGTGCACGGCGAGAACGCCAAGGCGGTCGCCGATCAGGTGGCGGCGGTGCAGGACCGGCACTCGGCGATGCACACGCGTAATCTGCGGCCGATCGCGGTATGAGCGACACCAGCGGCACAGACATGAGCAAGACGCTGGAAGGCTGGCGCAAGCTGGCCTTTCAGATGGAGCCCAGCGACGGGCCCTATTCGGGCTATTTCACGCCAGGGGCGACGGCGACCAACGACGCCCAGTGGCTGCGGCAAGTCAGCCTCATCGTCTACGGCTCGGGAACCGGCGCGGATGTCAACGGCAGCACCGGGGGCACCGCCGCCGGCACCAACGCCAAGCAAGGGCTGGAACTCGCCGAATTGCGGGTCGAGTTCACCGTGAACCGCACCACCAATTCCTCGCCCAACCTGCTGCGCGCGCGGGTCTACAACATGGCGCCACAGACGATGAAGAAGGTCTACGAGTTCACCCGCGTGCAACTGTCGGCGGGGTACAAATACGCCAATTACGGGGTGATCTTTGACGGCACCGTCGTGCAGTACCGACGCGGCAAAGAGAACCCGACCGATACCTATCTCGAAATCCACGCGGGCGATGGCGACACCATCATGAACACCGCAACGTCCTACATGAAGTTTCAGAAGGGGGTGCAGGACAAGGCGGTGATCAACGCGCTGGTCAACAATCTCGTCTCGGTCGGAGGCGCCACACTGGGCTTTATCGATCCCAGCATCGGCCAGGGCATCTTGCAGCGGGGCAAGACGCTCGCCGGGGCGACCCGCGACCACCTCCGCGACTACATGAACAAAGAAGGCGCGAATATGTACGTCGACCTGGGGGTGATCTATGTCGTGCGGAAGGACAAGTACCTGCCGGGGCAGGAAGTGGTCTTGAACCCCAAGACCGGCTTGGTCAGCATCCCCGAGGTGACGCCGCAGGGCATCCAGGCGCGCTGCCTGCTCAACCCGAAAATCCGCCTCGGCGGGGTCATTCGCATCGACAAGGAACTGCTGAGCGGTGTCGCCTTTGTCCCTGGCAGCGGCGCCGAGTGGGCGCAGGGGATGCCGACCAAGTCGATCGCAACCGGCGACGAGAACTTCGAGGTCGCGCCGACTTCACCGACCGGGCGCTACAAGGTCATCATGATGACCTACACCGGGGACACGCGCGGGCAGCCCTGGTACTGCGATATGACCTGTGTCGCGCTCGATGCCGACGGCAACGTCATGATCGAAAACCCCTCGACCGTGTTTAAGCGCCGGTCGGGGGCGCCGGATCAATAGATGGGCGCGGTCTTCCCGTCGCGCGGGGCGACACCGGGCGAGTCTGCGCCGAGTGCGGTGCTGCCCTATGGCAATTGGTCGCCCGCGATGTTTGTGCCGCACGGCCGGTCGATCGGCGGCATCGTCGCGCAAGTAACCATTGACGAAACGGGGGAAGATGCACTTCAAATTACCGACCATCCCGTAGAAAAAGGCGCTCCGATTTCGGATCATGCCTTTAAGACCCCAGTAACGGTAAATATTCGTGCCGGCTGGGATGTGGCTCACGCCAAGGATTTGTCCGCCGAAACCGGCGTCTACGGGCTGTTGCTAAGCTGGCAGGCGGCGATGATGCCGTTTGACGTAATCACCGGCAAACGCAGTTATTCCAATATGTTGATGCAGCGGCTGAGCGTCGTCACCGACCCGACCAGCGAGTTCGCGCTGATGGCGACGATCACGTGTCGACAGGTGATCATCGTCGGGACGCAGACCGTCGAATACCAGGGCATGGCGGACAATCCCGACCAGCACGCCCAGCCCGACGACACCGCGCCGCCGCAGGAGAAGGGCGAACAGCCGACGACCAACCCGCCCGCCGCGACCTCGAGCAAGGTCGAGACCGAGACGGTCAAAAACAACAACGATGCCGGCACGGCCAAGGGCATCGACCTGCCCGAAACGATGGCGGCGTGATGGCGACCGTTACCGAGATACCGACGCTGTCGGGGCGGCCGTTTTCGGAAATCGTGACCTGGCAGGGCGCGTCCTACACGCTGCACTTCAAGTGGAACCGCATGGCCCAGTATTGGCTGCTCGACATCTGGGACGGGCTCAATGCCGCGCCGATTCTCTCCGGGCTGGCGGTGGTCACCGGCTGCGACGTGCTCGAACAGTTCGCCTACCTGCCGCTGGCGGCGCACACGATCATCACGGTGATGACCATCGGGCCGGCGAACTCGCCCGATCAGATACCGAATTTTACCAATCTGGGTGGCGACGGGCGGGTCTATCTGGTGCTGCCGTGAGGCGCTGATGGCACAGAGCAACGGTACTTTCGATCCCGTCGAGCGCTTTACCGACTGGGACGAAGCCTCGCGCCAGGATGGCGAGGCACTGCAAGCGCGCATCCAGACGGCGATGCCGACGATCGCCGAGAAGCACGACACCGGGCAGAACACGGTCGACGCCAATCCTGCGGTGCAGATGGCGGAACAGGCACCGGGCGGTAAGGTCACGTGGAAGACCATCCCGACACTGCAAGACATGCCGACGCTCCAATTGGGCGGCGGCGGAATGGCGATCACGATCCCGGTCACCAAAGGCGACGAGGGGCTGACGATCTTCGCGTCGCGCAGCATCGATAATTGGTGGGCGCAGGGCGGCCAGCAGACCCAGCCCGAAAGCCGAATGCACTCGCTCTCCGACGGCTTCTTTATTCCGGGGTTCAAGAGCCAGCCGAACAAGCTCCAGAACGTCTCGGCCAAGACCTGGCAGCTCCGCACCAACGACGGGAAGACCAACCTCGATTTCAATCCGCAAGTCAGCACGACACGCGACGGGTCGAGCAGCGGGATGTTCACCTTCACGGCGCCCGACAACCCGACCTCGGTCAACGGCAAGGGGCTCAACACCAACACCGAGAACAACAACCTCAAAGCGTCGGGCACCAACACCCTCGATTCGCCGACCACGCACCACACCGGCAATGTCAATACGGACGGCGATCACCGGGCGAAGGGGCTGATCGACGCGCTCGGCGGGTTCTTTGTCAACGGCGTGCCGATCGGCAGCGGCGGCGGCGGCGGGCCGGGACCGCCGGGACCGGAAGGACCACAGGGGCCGCCGGGTGCGGATGGCACGGACGGCAACACCGTACTCAACGGCACGGGAGCGCCGCCGAACACGACCGGCGTCGACGGCGATTTCTACATCGACACGACGCCGCACAACATCTACGGCCCCAAGGCCGGAACATGGCCGACACCCGGAACGTCGCTGGTTGGGCCGCAGGGCATCGCCGGGCCGCCGGGAGCGCCGGGGGCGCAGGGCAATCCCGGCGCGACGGGGGCGCAGGGTCCGGTCGGCCCAGCAGGCGCAACGGGCGGCACGGGGCCGCAGGGGCCGCAGGGCAATCAGGGTGCGCCGGGTCCAACCGGCGCTACCGGCGCAACCGGATCGCAGGGACCAAAGGGCGATACCGGAGCGACCGGCACGCAGGGGCCGCAGGGCGTCGCAGGTCCGACCGGGCCGCAGGGGCCAACGGGCGCAACTGGTGCGGATAGCACGGTGCCGGGTCCGGCGGGACCGACCGGACCCAAAGGCGATACCGGATCACAAGGACAGCAGGGCATTGCCGGCCCAACCGGACCGGCAGGCCCAACGGGCGCAACTGGTGCCGACTCCACCGTTCCCGGCCCGGCAGGTCCGACCGGACCCAAAGGTGATACCGGCGCGACGGGTGCGAGCGGCGCTGATAGTACGGTTCCGGGTCCAGCCGGACCAACGGGTCCGCAAGGTCCGCAGGGTGTCGCGGGGCCAACCGGCCCCACAGGTGCAACGGGGGCCGCGTCCACTGTGCCGGGGCCGACGGGTCCGACCGGAGCAACCGGCGCGACGGGGGCAACCGGCCCGCAGGGACCAAACTGGCAGGTCGGCACCGGGTTGACGCTCAATACCGGGACGACGCCGAATACGGTTCTGCTGACGGTGCCGGTCGCTATTTCCAGCGGCGGCACCAACGCGACGACCGCAGCGGCAGCGCTGGTCAATTTGGGCGCGGCTCCGCTCGCGTCGCCGGTCTTTACCGGAACCGTGACGCTACCGGGCAATGCCGCATCGGCCTTGCAGGCGGTGCCGCTCCAGCAACTCAACAGTGTCGCCGCCGGATACCTGCCGCTGACCGGGGGCTCGCTGAGCGGGCCAGGAAACCTGACGGTGGGCGGCACGCTCAACGTGACCGGCAACGTCACGCAGGCGAGCAACTACCACTATTTCGCCAACGCGACCGGCTCGGCTAATACCACGGGCGGCCCGCTGATCTTCGCCGACGCAAACAGCACGCTTCTCAAGCTCGGCAGTGGCGCTACTCCGAACTTTCTGTTTCAGAACTACGCCGGGGCTAATGTCGCCGCCATCTCGGGTGCTGGGGCGATGACGGTGACCGGGCCGCTCAACGTCGGCAGTATCTTTAATCCAAGCTCCCCGACCAACTGGTGGGAGATCGCGAGCGCTCAGTTTCTTGATGCGCGGCCGATGGCGGCGGGGGTCGGTGGTGGGATCACGCTTGAAGGACACTATACGACAGCGGGCGCGTGGGCCGATCTGGCCGGGATACAAGCACGCAAGGCCAACGCGACCAGTGGCGACGCGACCGGAAATCTGGCGATCTGGGCGCGCAGCGGCACCATCGGCCTGTTTACCGGCTCGGGCGCAATTGGTGCCGGTCCCATCTTTAATTTCAGCACGACCGACCTCGGCTCGACGACCGTCAATGCCCAATTCAGCCCGACCCGCTGGCGGTTTCCGATTGTCAGCGGTGACGATACCGCCGCCGGGACGATCGATTATCGCGGCTACAACGCCAACAACCTGAGTATCGTCGGCGCAGGTGCGTCACCCAGCCGCTCGGTGCTGATCTATGACGTGATGACGATCAACGGCGGCTCGCTCTGGGGCGTCGGCGGCGCTTTGCTCAACCTGACCAGCACCAACTACGCGTTTCAGCTTGGTTCCGGCAACGGTAGCTTCCTCTGGTACAACAGCGCCGGCACCAACCGCATGTCGCTCGACAACGCCGGCGGGCTTGTCGTCGGCGGTTCGGCGATCATCAGCGGCGGCACGCTCAATTTAAGTAGTTATGGCGTTCTTGCCACGACCAGCGCCCCCGCTTTGAATATCAGCGCGGCGGCGGGCGCTAATCTCAGTTCATTGGGTCTCTTCGCCAACAATGTTTCGGTCGTCGGCAGCAACAGCGTTTTGACGGTTGGTTATTACGTCAATATGAACAGTGCTTATTTTTCAAGTAACGGCAACGGCGCGCTTTACACGATCCGCTACGACGGCAGCTCGCTTTACATCTGGGTCAATACTTACGGCTATATCTTTCTCTCGACCCCCAGCGGACGGAACATCAAACGAAACATCGTTGAGGTCGCGGATTACGACGCGCTGACCCCGATCCGCTCGATCCCGATGTATGCCTACGACGCCCCCGGCGGGCCGCTCGACGATGACGGCGAATGGACCGTGGGCGCGCATTACGACTGCGGCTGGGTCGCCGAGGATTTGGAAGCGGCGATCCCCCACGCGGTGCGGCGCTATCAGCATCAGGAAGACCCGGAAAAGCCGGATTCGCTGCACCCGCAATGGCAGCCGGTGCTGACCTACGCGGTGCGCGCCATCCAGCAATTGAGCGAGCAACTCGACGCCGCCAACGCGCGGCTGGCAGCTTTAGAGGGGAGGCTTTGATGGCAAGCGACAACGAGTGCGTTGCGGCGTTTCCGCGCTCGCCGATCTGCCAGGACCGCATCTACGCGCGGGTCTTGTCGTGGGCGGCCTACATCACGGCGCAGCCGCTGCCGCCGACCGACGAGGCGCCCGAAAAGGCGTGGGTGCAGCAGCGGGTCACCGCCGAACAGGCCCCCGCGCTGCTGAGCACCGGAATGATGGTGCAGCGTCTGGCGCCTTACCTGCTGGAGACGCCCGGCATCCAGCAAAAGGTGCGGATGCATCTCAGCCCGTGGAACAACGACGCGGACGAAGCGACGCTGACGAGTGACCTCGACAGCGCGATGGCCGTGGTCATGCCCGAATACGCCGCCGCGACGGTGAGCGATTCCGAGGTCGCCAACTGGTGCGACCGCAACGGCTACCCGCGACCGCCCGATCTCACGCTGCCGTCGTTTCCCCCCATGCCGTAGGAGCGACCTCCATGCAGACATCACAGCCAATCCCGGTCGCCGCGGAGTTGCCGCTGGCGGTGACGCTGCAAGCGCAGCAATGGAACAACGTCCTCGCAGTGTTGCTGGACACGCCCCATTTGCCCTTGCCCCACCGCGTGGTTGCGGCGCTGGTGCAGGCGGTCACCGACCAGCTTCAGCAGCAGGCGCAGCAGGCGAACAGCACGATCGAGGGGAACGGGCTCGACCACGATCCGCTGCCAAGGACGGCGCCGGTAGAGCAGGGCGATGCGCCTTCGTAAGCAAGACGCTGCCGGCGACATGCAGTTTGGCCACAATGCCGGCGACTTCTGGCACGACCAGGCCGAGGGCGTCGGGCAGTCGGCCATGACCCGGCTGCTGCTCTATCGCGGCGAGTGGTTTCTCGATCTGACCGAGGGAATGCCGTGGGGCGGCTTCCCCCTGTCGGACGCGGTCGTGCAGCAGGGGCGGGTTCTCGGCGCGCACACCCAGCTATCGCGCGATGTCGCGATCCAGCAGCGGGTGCTGCGGACACCGGGTGTGCAGTCGATCGAAAGCTACGCCTCGCAGGGTGACCCGGACCTGCGCAGCTTCACGGCACAGATCGCCATCCAAACGATCTATGGCCGGCTCGGCGTTGCCGTGAGCCAGCCGCCGGCCTTCCGTTCGGGGTTTGTGATCGTCTGGTCGGCACTGGGAGGGTCTGATCCGCTATGACCACTCCGATCGTCGTCACCATCGATGAGAGCGGCATCCACGCGCCGACGATGGATGCGGTGCTGGCCTATCTTCAGGACGCCTACCGCTCGATCTACGGCATCGACATCGACATCGACCCCGACACCCAGGACGGGCAGTGGCTGGGGATCATCGCCGATTGCCTGAACGATACCAACAACAGCGCCATCGCCGCCTTCAACCAGTTTGTCCCGTCCTATGCGGTCGGCGCGGGCCTCAGCTCGATCGTCAAGATCAACGGCATCAAGCGCCAGTCCTCGTCCGCGAGCGTCGTGGTCGTGACCCTCGGCGGCACCGAGGGCACCATCGTCACCAACGCGACCGTGGCCGACAACCTCAACCTCGGCACGGAATGGTTTATCTCGCAGACCGTGGTCATTCCGCCATCGGGTCTGATCGATGTTCTCGCGGTGTGCACCAGTCTCGGCGCGACCATTGCCGCGCCGGGAACAATCACCCAGATCATCACCCCGACCCCCGGCTGGCAGACCGTCAACAATGCCCAGGCCGCGACACCCGGCGCTCCGGTCGAGAGCGACGCGCAGCTCCGGCGGCGGCAGACCAAGTCGACCGCGATCCCGGCCGAGACGGTGCTTGCCAGTATCCAGGGGAACCTGCTGAACATTCCCGGCGTGACGCGGGCCAGGGTCTTCCAGAACGACACGGTGCTGACCGATCCCGTCACCGGCATCCCGGCCCGCAGCATCGCCTGTGTGGTGCAGGGCGGCGACCCGAACGCCATCGCCACGGCCATCGCGACCGTCAAGGCGCCGGGAGTGCCGACCTACGGCAACACCCATGTGACCGTCTACGATTCGACCAATACCGCGAACTACATCTCCTACTGGCAACTCACCAGCATCGAGATTTCGGTGCTGATCTGGCTGACCGCGGTTGTCGGCTATACCGAGTCGGTCGGCGGCTACATCCAGCTGGCGCTGGCGGAATATTTCAACTCGCTGGAAATCGGGCAGCACGTCCTGCTCGGCGATGTCTATTCGCCGGCCAATCTCGATGGCGACGCGGCGGTCATCGGCACCGGGCTCTTGCAGGTGCAGCTCGATCCCTTGGGAGCCACCTATTCGATCGATGCGCCTTATGGTCTCGCGCTGTCGCGCGCCGGGATGGAGGCGACCGGCGGTCCTTATCCCGCCGGGGCAACCGTGATCAACGTGACCTATGGCGGGTACTTTGTGGTCGGCGAGACGGTGTGGCCGACACTCGACAACGCGACCTTCTTCCAGGCGACCGTGACCGCCGTTGGCGGGACGCAGATCACCATCGCGCCGGGGGTACCGTCATCACGCTCAATTGTCGCCGGGGCCAAGATTTACGGGGTTGGCGACCTGCTGGTGCAATTCAACGAGGCGGCGGCGGTGAGCAACATCGCCGACATCATCCTCAATCCGCATTGACATGGCCGCGATCAACCGTCCCGACGACCCGCAGGATCATCTGCCGGCCGATCTTTCGACCTATCAGGACGAAATCACTTCGGAACACCGCGACAAGCCCAAGTTTGTCGCAACGGTCGAAACCACGGCACAGCCGCTCGCCGACACCGCGTGGCTGGAACAGAACTTCTACCTCTACTACGACCTCGATCTGGCGATTGGCGCGCAGCTCGACGCGGTCGGGCTGTGGGTCGGGCGGTCGCGCTACCTGCCGGTGCCGATCTACGCCTATTTTACCTGGGACGCCGAGAATTACGGCTGGGACCAGGCGGTGTGGAAGCGTCCGTTTGATCCCGACAGCGGTCTTGCCACACTGCCCGACGAACTCTACCGGCTATTGCTGCGCGCGGTCATCCTCGCCAATCACTGGGACGGCTCGATCCCCGGCGCCTACGCAGCGTGGCAGCCGATCTGGTCGCAATATCCCGACTACACCTTTGTCATCCAAGACTGGGAAAACGGCTCGATGGCGTATGGGCTGATCGGCCCCGCGCCGCCCGACCCGATCATGATGGGCTATTTCACCTTTGGCGAGATCGACACCAAACCGGCGGGCATCGAACTCGACCATTTTCTTCCGACGCTCTATCCGGCAGGGCCGGGCGGCACCCCGGTTTTTGGGTTCGACACGATGACCGCGCTGTGCGCCGGCTGGGATGTCGGCGCCTGGGCAGATTTCACCGTCTATTCAGCGGAGTGAGGAATGGCGCAATGCGATTTTTTGCCGTTTGCGACGGCGGCGAACGCCAATGTCACGCCACAGGCGACCTGGGCGGGCAGTAGCACGGTCTCGACCGGGTTTGTCAGCGGCTACGCCAAGAGCGCCGACGCCAACAAGGCGATCCGGCAGGGGTCGTTTGCCGGGGCCGGCCTGTCGCAGTGGATAAACCAGGAACTGGTCAGCGTCCCGATCCTCGACGACGGCAATCTCAATGAGTACGTCACCAATCTCGACAATGCGCTGCGCAAGCTCATCAGCAGCTATATCCGGGTCAAGGCAAGCGGCACCTACAATGTCTATGTCTCGACGGCGAGCGGCAACGACAGCAATGACGGGCTGACGCCAGGAACCGCGTTTAAGACCATCCAGCACGGCATCAACTACATGCTGTCCAATGTCGACCTTGGTCCCTACGCGGCGCAGGTCAATATCGAGGCAGGCACCTACAACGAATCGCTGGCGGTGAATACCACGCCGATGGGGTCAAACGGCGCGATCTTTCTTTGCACCTACAACGGACAGGTCGCCATCACCGGGGTCTACGGCACGGTGCTGACCGCGCAGGGTGGCGCGGTCGTGGTCATCGCCGGTAATTTCCTGATGAGTTGTTCCTCGGTTCTCAATTACGCCAACGGTGTCATTCTTGCGGTCGGCGGCGCACTGATCGCTTCCGATCCCCGAATGAATTTGACGATCGGCAACTCGCCCGGCTGTGTTCAGTTCTTTGCGGATCGCAGCGGCGTGATCTTCTTTGGTTACGGCTACACGATCGCGGGCGGGGCCAACAGCCATTACTACGCGTCGTTTAACGGCAGCATCATCATGTCGCAGGCCGATACGACCAAGACGATGCCGATCACCCTCCAGAACACACCGAATTTTGCCCAGCAGTTTTGCGTCGCTCATAGTGGCGGTGCGGTCTACGTCTACTCGGGCTGTACCTATTCGGGCACCTCGGCGACCGGCTCGCGCTACACCGCCGTGCTCAACGGCGTCATCAATGTAGCGGGACGGGGCGCGAGCTTCCTGCCCGGTGACTCTGCCGGAACGCTATCAACCGGAGGACAATATGGCTGATCCGATCTCCGAGGATAATCCGGTCCCGGAATTGCTGACGAATATCACCGCGATGTCGGCAGGCGCGAGTTATACGCCGCGCGCGTGGTACTGGCTGGTCGCCAACCGCACCGACAGCCCGGTTTATTCGAGCGCGCTCGCGGCGTATCTGCCGGAGGACGACAGCACGTACACCGCGTGGCTCGCCGAAGGCAATAACGCCTCGGCCATCCTGTGCGACGGCGAACTCGCCGATGTGCTGACCAAGGCCGGGCTCGAAGGCGCAGTGGTGCTCAACACGACACCGACCGAGTGGGGGGCCTGCCAGCCGGCGGACATCACGGCGGCGATGCAGGCGGCGGGGGTCAAGCTGACCTCGGCGGCGAAGCCGGCACTCGATGCGCATTATCAGTTGAGCGGACCCTTTGATGCGATGGGGCGCACCGCGACCTACGTCAACGCCTATGGTCAATTGCCCAACAATCAGCCGCTGACCTGGCCCGCTTACGACAAGAGCGTGACGCTCGACACCGCCGCCGACTTCAACGAGGTCTATCAGGGCCTTCAAGACTACTACAATGCGTGGCAAAGCGGCGTGGCGGCTGGCGGCACGCTGCCGGAATGGGGCACCAAGTCGATCGCGTGAGGTGAGCCATGCAAGGTGTCTATTTAGGCGGCTATCCCTGGAAAAACGGGGCCCTTCTCACCGCAGATGACCTCAACGCGGCCATCGCGCTGGCGCTCAGTCCCGTCAGCATCATTGCGCCGGGGTCCATCACCAACGTCATGCTCGCGACCCCCTACGTCACCATCGGCACGACCCAGATCAATCTCGGCGCCACTGTGACCACGCTGCATGGTGTGCTCGATCCGACCAGCGATCTGGACGTGGCCAACAAGCACTATGTCGATCAGCACGCGGGGACGGGCGGCGGCGGCGGCGGTATTCCCGATGCGCCAGCCGATTCGAACTATTACGGGCGGCTCAATGCCGCCTGGGCGCAGGTTGTGCCGCTCGCGGGCGGGGTCACCATTGGCGGCTCCATCGTGACGAGCGGAGCCCTGACAGCCAATGCCGGGTTCACCGTCTCGGGCGGCGAGACAATCAACGGCGGCACGGTGATCGCCAACGGCACACCGCCGCTGACGCTGCGCCAGCCAGCAATGGCGAGTATGCCGGCCGGTTCGGGCAGCACGCAGTCGGGCAGTCTGATCGCCCGGCTGGTCAACGGCACGGCAGGGCCGACACTGGACATCGGCACCAACGGCTCGTCGGGAACGTGGCTGGACGTGACCAACACGACCGACCTGTCGCAGCGTTACCCGCTCCTGCTTCAGCCGCTGGGCGGCGACACGCGGATGGGCGGCAATGTGGCGATCAGCGGATCGACCACGATGCAGGGTCTGACCGTTACCGGCGGGATCACCGCGACCGGGCTGGGGCTGACAAACCCGCTGCCGATCGCCAGCGGCGGCACCGCCAACGCGACCCAGCCGCTGCCCGCAAACCTTGCCGGGGCCCCGGCGTGGACCGGCGCGGTGATGATCACGACCGGCACGCAGATCAAACCGGACCAGTATGCGAGCGGCTATGTGGCGACCTCGGTAGGGTTCGACCACAACATCGTCGCGGCGGCAAACGGTTCCGTTTTGCATTTGCGCCGGGTCAACGGCAGCTTTGCCGCGCCGACCGCGATTGTCGCCAACGATTCGCTCGGCGGCGTCTGCTGGAACGGCTGGCAAGGCTCAGCCATGAGCAACAGCAATCCGGCGGCGATATTGATGAATGCCGGATCGGCGTGGACGCCGACCAATCTCGAAACCAAGCTGACCTTCTGGACGACGCCCGCCAGCTACAATGTGCCCTCGGTGGCGCTGACCCTCGACGGCGCGGGCAACGGCACGTTTCGCGGCAATGTCGGCGCGGTCAATGTCACCGCCAGCGGCAACATCACCGCGACCGGCAGTCTCTATACCGGCGGCACTGTCTATGGACCGGCCGGTAGCTTGATCAATATGGCGGGGGCCACAAATTTCGCGTTTCAAACCGGGACGGGTAACGGGCAGTTCCTGTGGTACACCAACCCCGGCATCAACACGATGGCGCTGGACAACACCGGCAACCTGACGATCAACAACAGTCTGATCGCCAAGGGGTCAACGCTTCGCGCCGGGAACGCCGTCGACATCGTCGGCAGTTCCGGTTCCTGCAACATCAGCGCGGCGGGTGGCGGCGCGCTCAGTTCGATCGGTCTGTTTGCCAGCACGGTCTCCGTGCCGAATGGCGGCTCGCTGAGCGTGAGCGGCAATATCTCCTGCAATAACAATATTACTGCCGTTGGAACGCTGATCGCAGGCAACACGGCGCTAATTTCGGGCGGCGGCGGCGCGTGCAATATTCAGAACACGAGCGCCGGCAATCTGGTTTCGATCGGGCTGTTTGCCAATACTGTCACGGCGACAGCGGTTTTGGTGGTCAACGATTACGTCAATACCCAGAACGGCGTCTTTTATGGCGTTTACGGCAACAGCAATCTTTACTCGATGCGCTGGGACGGCACCTCGCTTTATTGCTTTGTCAACAGCTACGGCTATATCACGCTGGCGACGCCGAGCGGTCGTGCGGTCAAGCGCGAGATCGCGGTGGTCGAGGACTACGACGCGATGGCGGCGCTGCGGACGATCCCGTTCTACAGCTACGACGCGCCGGGGGCGACACTGACCGACGACGGCGAGTGGACCGAGACGGATCACTACGCGTGCGGCTGGGTCGCGGAAGACCTCGAAGCGGCGATCCCCAACTCGGTCGACCGGCTGGTGCATCAGGAAGACTCGGACGCGCCCGATGTGCTGCACCCGCAATGGCAGCCGATCCTTGCCTACGCGGTGCGCGCGATCCAGCAGGTTGAGGCGCGTCTCGCCGCGCTCGAAGCCCGCATAGCTTCCGCATAATTTCCGCCCGTTTTGCAGGGAGGGGAAGATGTCAGCCCTCCACGCCGTGGCAGTGTGCATGCTCACATTCCACTCGCCGGACGGCGGCGAGCTTCTCGTCATTTCCGACACGATCAAGGCGATCAAACCGGCCGGGATGCATCACGGGCACCTCACGGCCGGGACAAACGCGGTGATCTACCTCGGCATCCGGCCAAATGGCTTTGGTGTGCGCGAGACGCCGGAGCAGGCCATGCAGATCATCCGAGATTGCGAAGCACAGTCCCACATCCATCCTTGAGGGGAATTGCCGATGATCTGGGAAGTGACCTACAACGACGCCAACGGCAATCCGCTATTGGTGGCGACATTCAACGCCGACACCGCGCAGGAAATGCTGGGTCACATGCTGACCGTGCCGTCGCTGCAACCGCCACCCGGCACGGTCGATCTCACCGTCCGCATCATCCCGCCTTGAGTTTTAAATCGGCAGTTTGAGCAGCGGGCACCAGCCCCGACAATCCTCGGTGCGCACGACCGTCACCATGTCCTCGCCGTAGATCGTCACACAGGCATGGCCGGCGCGTAGCGCACGGCACCGCTCGATCACCCCCGGCTCTGCGTCCTCTGCGGGCGCGGGACCGGGGGTTTTTTGTTGTCCGCTCAACGTCGAGGAAGTTGCAGCGTCGGGCCCTTATAGGTCCGGGTCGGCTCGCCGTGGCGGATCGGTACGGGCTCGTTCTTCCGCACGATCGTCTGCACATGGTTCGCGAGCCTGGTGATCGGCGCCATCTTGTCGGGATCAACGTCGTCGGGCAGCGGGGCGTCGGGATCGTTGGTGACCCAGACCGGATGATTAAAGCCCTCGGGCGAGGGGAAGTGCAGCCCCGGCACGCCGACCGTTATCTCATAGCCGCGCCATGTGAAGTGCCGCTCGCCGCTGAGATGTTCGCCGACCGCGATGATCCGGCCATCGGCCATGTGCCGATCGTGGCCGAGCCGCAGATGCATGATCGCCCTGCGCCGCGCGCCTTCGGAGGTCGGGTCGCGATCGGCAAAAAACGCCTTGAGGTTGCCGACCGGCACGCCCAGTCGGGCCGCGCGCTTGCCCTGGCGGATCGTCACCGTCACCCCGCTCACCGCCGAGGCCGTGGCCGCGACGGCAATGTTGAACCAGACGCGGACAAAACCGTGTGGTCCCTTGTCGCCCCCCGCCTCGTAAAGCCCCGGCGGAATGTGAAAGGCGGAATGGTAAATCCCGTCGCCGCTGGGCAGCTTCTGGTAATGCGTCATGCGGTGCGGCAGCGCCCGGACCGAGCCGTCCGGCAACACCCCGACATACCACCACACACCCCAATTGCGGCGTGTCGAGGGGAACTTGCGCCGTTCCTCGGGAGTGAGGCCGTTGCGCTTCAGCGCCAGGCTGGTGTGAGCAAAGATCGTCGAGCCGAGCGGCGCTATCGTCGCGTGGTTCTTGGGTTTTTCAAATAAGTGAAAATCAAGCAGCGTCGGCGCGTCGTCGAGGATGCGCTCACGGTATTCGGCCTGCGTGTGGGCAAAGAACACCCCGAAAAACGACGGCAGTTGCTCGGGCGTGGCGACTGTCAGCGCCTCGACCTGCGCCGTCCAGATTGCCGATTGGGCGGTAAAGACCGGCGCCCCGATCTTTGAGAAGTATTGGTAGGCTTCGGGCGCCGTGCGCCGCATCTGCTCGAAGACCTCAAAATAGTCCTCCACCCCGTCGAGGATGTCTTCGAGCCTGATGTGGTCGTTGCGCGGGTCGCCGACGATCGACTTCGCCCACTCGGACACCGGCAGGCGTGTCACCCGCTCGATGTCGCGGGCGATCCGGCGCTCGGCGCGCTCGGCGGGCGGCCGTGGCTTTTTGGGCTGGCTCGGTTTGGCAACGCGTGGACGGGGAGGGGGCCGTGCCGGGGGTGCCGGTGTCGGCCGCAGCCAGGAGCGGGCGTCTTGCGGCGGTGCCGGCAGGGGCGGGGCCAACACGACCGGCGGCGGTTCCCGCAGCAGATGGCTCAGCCGGCTGTCGGGCATCACGCTGACCCAATAGCGCAGCCACGCCTGATCGAGTGTCGAGGCGTACAACATGGCTCACGACTCGGTCATATTTCGTCCTCGGTGCGCGGCCTCCCGACAAGATCGCTCAGTTGCTCGAGCGCCTCGGCCAGCTTGAAATTGTCGCTGGCGGGGCGGTGCCACTCCCAGACGACACGGCGGGCGACCGACCACAAATCGTGATGCGGTTCGCCGATGCCTTCGAGAAAGCGCCCGGTGATCGTGTGCAGTTCCTGCGCAAAGCGATTGCAGGCGTCGGTGTCGGTCATGATTGCTTTGCCGTCGTGAGGCATGGGGGACTTGCTCCTTTCTTAAAAGGGCGGGAGGCCGCACACCCTGCGGAGGTTAGGGGAAGCCATTCAGGGTGCGCGGCTCCCTTTCCGGTTCTTCTGAAGTTCGGGCTTCAGGCCGGAAACCAGTGATGCCAAAGACGCTGCCACCAGCGCAGCCGGCGCCGAGACTCGCCGCCGCGCACGCTGCCGCCGGCTACCAGCCGCAGGGCCAGCGGGGTCATCGTCGCTCGCCCCGCTGCATCAGCTCGGCAAGGCTCTTGAACCAGAAATTGTAGCCCTCCTGCATTTCCCGCAGCGGCTTCTCGTTCTCGGCGCGGAAGCGCCGGAAGTCCGCCGCGGTGCAGCCGGCGTCGAGCATCTCGACCAGCTTGGCCTTGGCCGGCGCAAACCAGCTTTGCAGCGCCTCGCCGCCCGGCACAAACACGTTATAGGAGGTTTCGACCACCAGTTCGCCGTCCTCGGGCGGGTCGCCGATCGGCGGCTCGGTGTCTTCCGGGGGCTCGTCCTCGGGATCGGGCTCGGGCGGATCGCGATCATCATCGTCGCCCAGACCCAGCCCGGTGACGGCGGTGACGGTTTCGCCTGGCCCCAGACCCAGCCGTTCGCCGGGGATGTCGCTTTGTTCGGTGCGCTCGGCCTCGGCCTCGACCAGGCTCGGCGCGGCGGGCTTGCGGGTACGGGTGCGCTTCCCCGGCGGCGTGGGGGACGCCGCCGCCGGGGTTCCGCCTGCGTCGACCTCGGCAGCGGGCGGGGTGAGGGGGCCGGTATATTGGTGCAGTTCGGGGCGCGGGGTGATGTCGAGCGGGTCGTCGCGGCCGCGCGTGTCGATCAGCTCATCGATCGACGACATCCCCATCATGACCTGCGGGCAGTAGAGCTTGACCAGCCAGCCGGCCGCGCGCCAGCGCAGCATCTGTTCCGGTATCGAGCGGTATTTTTCGTTTTGGGTCCAGCCATCGGCCTTGGCCATCGCCATCGACACCGTGACCTCGACCCGGCGGTCTTCCGTGACTCTGGCGAGGTCGGCAAAACAGGTCACCTTGAGCCCATCGCCCTCGCCTTCGGTTTTCCAGCGCAGCGGTCCGTCAAAGATGCCGCTCTGGTTGGCGCGGGCGATCATAAACTGCGACGACCAGCCGGCCTTGCCATGCACAAAGAAAATCTGCTGCATGACCATCAGCGGGCTTTCACCCATCCGCTCGGCAATATCGAGCGCGATCAGGCAGTCGGGCATACTCCTGCGCAGGGCTTCCGGCGCCAGCTTTGAGGTCGCGAACACTTGGGCGACACGCTGTGCCAGTTCGAAGCGGTCAACATCCAGAAACACTGTGCCGTGGGGTCGCAACGCCAGATGCCGCCCGCTGGTGTCATCCATAAAGGCTTCTCCTCAACACTTCCGGACGATGAACTTGTTTTCCTGCCAGATGCGCAGACCGGGAATCTCGCGCACGCCGCCCCGATTGATGTCCTGACTGATCACTTCGTCATTGGTGCGCAGGTACTTCATCGGGATTTTGAACGGGTCGACGACCTCCCACAGGTAGCGCTCCTTGGCGTAGGCCGTGGTGCCGTAATCGCCGTGGATGCGGACAGGGGCGGGGGGTGCCTCGGCGATCGTCGCCGCCGTCTCGGCGCGCTCCTGCGCTTCCTCGGCCTGGCGGCCGAGATCGGCGGCTTTCTGGCGGTTGGTCGCGGCGGCGGCTTCGGCCGCGAGCCGCTGCGCCTCGGCCTCGGCCCGGCGCTGTTCTTCCAGCGCGCGCTGGCGCTGTGCCGCCTCGGCCTGACGCTGGCGCTGCCGCTTTTTTTCGAGATAGAGGGCGCTCGCCGCGTTGACCGGCGCGATCACGTCCTCGGCAAACCGCTTGACGCGGTCGAGGAAGAACCGATCGACCACCCGGCTGCACGCCAGATAGGGGGCCTTTTCGCTCTTGTGCGCCTTGTCGGCTTGGCCCGTCGCGGTGTGGCACTGGGCGATAAAATCGGCCGCCCGCTGCGCCTGTTCCTCGTTGAGGATTTCGGAGGGCACGCGACCGGCGCCGTGTTCCAGTTCGACAAACCGGCGCAGCAGTTCCTCGTGGTCGCGGCGGAGCCGCTCGAGCAGCGCGGCAGCGTCGAGACGGTCGGCTTCGGGCGGCTGGTTGTGACCAAGGCCGGGGGGATCGGCAAGTGTCACGCTGCTCCTCCGCAGAGGATTGACCTTTATTGTGGTCATCGTACATTTTTTTGACTGGAGCGCGCAAACGTTCCGCACAATATTTGTGGCCTAATATTTAATATTAGTGCCGCACATCAGGAAAATATTTTCCGATGCGCCAACCGGCCCGACAACTCGACATCGCGCAACTGACTCGCGGCGTCCGCTACACTGCCTTTCCCGAGCCGTGCTTTATGAAATTAAAATTGGTGCGCGGCGGCCCGTGGGTGCCGGCGGTGATCTGGCTGCCGTGCCCGTTTATCGAGCCGATCGCCTACGAGATGACCCCCGCGCCGGAGGATTGGTGCCGCCCGACCGAGCGGTCGCGGCGTCTACGCGCCCGCATCGGCGACACCGAGGCCAACCCCTACGAGGTGTGGGAACGGGGGCGGCGGATCGATGCGGCCGAGTATCAGTGGCGGATGGCGCTGCGCGACTGGGCGGTTGATCACGCGCGGGCACAACCAGAGGCCAATCCACGCCAACGGGTTGATTTAGCTAGTCTACCCTCGCTGTTCTAAGAATATAATTTCTTCGAATAACGAAATAAGAATATTCGAAGAAAAATATTTGTTGCTAATATTGGGCTCTGTTGTTGACCGTACCGATTTGTCGTAGCAAAAATTGCTTCCTCCCGTAATTCCCCCGGCTGGAGGCCCCATGCAAAGCACCGAGTTAACCAGCAACGTCACGCAGGCGACGTTTCTGGAGTTCTTTGACGAGTACCAGGCCGCCTGCGAGGCGGTGACCAAGTCGCTTGGCGAGCGGCGCGAGGTGATGAAGCGCATCGAGTCGGTCGGCATCGTCAAGCAGTCCTTCCTGACCGCCCGCAAGCTGGCCGATATATCCGGCGAGCGGCGGCAGCAGGAGTTCTTTGCGCTCCATACCTATATGGGCCTTCTCGGCAAACCGCTGACGCTGGAAGCGGTGCCGCCGCCGCCAGACGGCACGATCGGCGATCACCAGCGGCGCAAGGTCGAGAGCGACGGCTTTAGCGCCGGCCGACATGGGCACGACCGCCAGACGTTTAATAAGTGGGCACCGGGCTCGCTGCTTTATCAGGTCTTTGACGACGCCTGGGTGCAGGGGCAGGAAGCGCTGGAGGAAGCCAAGGCAAAGGCGGACGGCGAGGCCGAGGAACCAAAACGGCGGGGACGGCCGCCTGGTAGCCGGAACAAGCCCCGGAGCGCCAACGGCGCAGCCTGATGCCGCGCCCGTGCTATTTCGTGGTGGCGCAATGGCTGGGGCGGGAAGTGCCCCAGCTTTTCTGGGATGAGCTGCCGCGCGAACCCGTCCGCAACATGATCTACGTGATGCGGCTCGACCAGCACCCCGACGCCGAGCGGCTGTGTGCGACAGATGTCGCTCAGTTGTACGACACCTTCTGCCATCTGCGGCACGCCGGAAAGCTGCCGCCACGCTGGGAACCGCCAAAACGGCCGTCAGCCGAGCCCGCGAAGGTGCGCACCGGGCACCGCGAAGTCCACCCGCGCCGGCATCTTCCGGACCTTCCCTACGAGGCGATCTGATATGGCCGAACTGTCTCTCGCAGAACGCGAGGCACCGCTGGTGCCTAAAGGGGGAGGGATAAATGGACGGTGAACAACAACCGTATTTTCCGCCGCTGATTCATCCAGCGGCCAATTGCTTCCGATTGATGCACCAGGACGAACTCGCCAGTCTTGCCGCTGACATCGCGGCGCACGGACTGCGCGACCCGATCACTAAGGGTCGGATCGACGGACAAGATGTCGGCATCGTCGACGGCCGCAACCGGGACTGGGCGTGCGCCATCGCCGGAGTCGAACCGCGCTATGTCGCTGTCGACTTCAAGGATGACGACGAGGTCCGCGCCTTTGTTGTCTCGCGCAGCGAACGCCGCGACATCACCAAGGGCGAGCGCGCAATGGCCCTCGCGCTGGCCTATCCCGATGGCGGCCAGGGTGGTCCTGGCAAAAGTGATCCAGCGAGAATGCCGCTAGAAACTAGCGGCGTTAGTCATGATCGCTTGAAGCAGGCCCGTCAGGTGTTGCGCTTCTCGGAGGAACTGGCGCTGGCGGTGCGCGACGGCATCCAGAAACTCGATGAAGCGCTCGCCACGGTCAAAGCAGCGCAAACCGCGCTGACCTCGGAGGAGGCGCAGATGCACCGCCTGCGCGAGGAAGCACCCGACCTCGCTGATCTGGTCGTTGAGGATCGGCTGACATTGTTCGGCGCGATCAGCGAGGCCAACGAACGCGTCCGCAAGAAGCGGGTCACCATTGAGCAGGGGCATCGTGCGGCGGCTGAAGTGGTGCCGACCTTCGCGGCCCATGTTGCCGCGATGGTGGCGGCAGGTGAACTCGGCGAACTCATCTCGCTCGATACGGATCAAAAAGATCAGTTGCGAGCCGCGTTCGCCATTCTCGAAAAGCGGAGGATTGGCTGATGAAGATTGATCTAGCACGGGTGCGCAGACGGCAAATAGAAAGGATTAATCGCGCCAAGGCGTTGATCGAACCCAATGAAGATGGCAGCTATTCCGAACAGAAGTTACTCGAAAAACTTATCGAAACCGAGCCATTCGATATTGATAAGGCGCGACGCAAAGCAGCGCAGGCTTTGATCGACGCCGTTGCTCGACCAGGCGGCACACCGACTGAAGGCCAGATCGTGCTACCTGGGTTTGATGCCTTCGATTATGAGCCTGGCCGGCTCATCCGCGACAATTCCGGCAATCTCTACGAAAGCGACAAGGCTCCGCTTACGGCAGTTCAGGCCGAATCGAGCCGAGCGCGGGATCATGCCAACTCAGCGCTGCACTGGTCGAACATCAAATCAAAAGAATCTGAGCTGTTTGCGGCTTGGGTCGTCAATCAATTGACCCAGGGCCGCAAGGTCGCCGAATTGATCTGGGGTGTCTTTATTCGAGAAGAAGGCCACTGGCAGCCTGAAGCAAAAACTGCGTGACAATTCGGGCGGCTGTTGGAGCAAATGCCAGAAGGAGGGATGATGCCCGACCCGGCGCCACACCCGGCGACCCAAGCCTTCCCGATGTTGTCGGAGGACGAGCTGCTCGCCCTGGCGGCTGACATCGCCCAGAACGGTCTCATCCTGCCGATCATGCTCAGCCATGACGGGAAGTGGGTTCTCGACGGGCGCAACCGCAAGCGCGCCTGCGAGATGGCCAATATCCCGCCGCGCTATGACTATCTGCCGGAAGGGATGGACCCGATCGCCTATATTTATTCCACCAATATCACCCGCCGCAACATGACCAAGGGCCAGCAGGCGCTGGCGCTGGCGATGCTCTACCCGGAGGGACCGGGTGCGGGCGGCGCGCGCGGGCGAAAGATAGACCCGGCGATCGAGCAAATACACGAGTCGGGTATTTGCAGTTACGAACGCTTACGACAGGCCCGTCAGATCGTCCAGCATCCCGATCTGGCGATTGGCGTTCGCGACGGCGGCGTGAAGTTCGAGACCGCGTTCAAGGAAGCGCAGCTCCGCGACGAGGTCGCGACCGCCGCCAAGAGTCATATGTACCGACTGCGCAACGAAGCGCCGGACCTCGCCGACCAGGTCGACGAAGAGACGCTCACCCTGCCGGAGGCGGTCGGGGCCTATAACCAGCGCCTGGCCGAGGTCGAAAAGGCGGAACTCGCCAAACGCGAACAGCTCAAGCAAGACCTCATCGCGCTGCGTCGGCTGCGTTCCTATGCGATGACCCAAACGATGCAGGACATCGCCGGGGCTTGGGTCGTCCCCGATTTCCACGACTGGCTGGTGACGGCGTTTGGCGGTGATGGCGCCGCCGAATTTGAGGACACGGTCCTTGGCGCGGAAGCGTTGAACGAGGCAGTGCGAAGGAGCCTCTCATGAGCGAGGAAGAAAAGGCGGAACTGGCCCTGCGTTATATCGCGTTTGAAGCCCTCGCCGATGCCGAACGGGCGGCCGAATACGCTTCGCCGTCAGCGATCGACGAGCTGATCTGCTGTCTGCGCGACGACGCGTTCCGTGAACAGGCCGAGGGGCTGGGGATCAACATCGACCGGCTCGAAGCCGGATATAAGGCGCTGGTTTCGACCTTGCGGGCGCACCTATGACCGACGAACAAGCGGATCAATTGATCAACGCCCTTGCCAGCCTTGAGCTACTCGATGAAGGCGCGCGTGTGTTCATGGACGATGTGGTTCGCGTCCTGACGCGCCTTGCCGAGGCCAACGAGCGCACGGCCGAGGCCCTTGAGAGCATCGCCGCGCGGCTGCCGGACGATCTCGCATGACCGGGCAACTCGCCCTGCCGGTGACGCTCGACGAGCAAATCAAGTGCGTCGAGCGGGAACTCGAGCTGCGCCGCCGTGTCTACCCGCGCCGCGTCGCCGACCGCAAGATGACCCCGGAGCGGGCCGATTATCAGATCAGGGCGATGCAGGCGGTATTGGAGACGCTGGTGTTCCAGCGGGACTTCCATGACTAATGTAAACCGCTCGCCGGTCATTACTCCAGAAATGCGGCGCGCTGGTGCTGAGTGGATAATTGCGGGATTTAAGGCTCAAGATCGGCCAGACCCTGAAATCCTGGCGCAAAACGTCTTCGTCGTAATGCACGAAGCGGCCTCG